CACGATGGATTGGTTGAAGTTCCTAATCAACAGAATCCAAACACACGTGATCTGGTCGATCCTATTAGTGGTCGTGTGGTTGCACAGGGCGGTATTGAGCGTCGTGTGTATGAGGAAGGTCAGCGTCATGCACGTGAGAACAATGCGCTAAAGCAGCAGTTGGCTACTGCACAGCGGCAGATGGGTGGTAACAATGAAGTGTTGCAGGAAGCTGCACGGCTGAATGTTGCACCGCAGGATCAGGTTGTTGCTATTCGCATTATGAGCGAATTTATGCGTGATCCAGTGAAGACGCTGGAGTCGCTGGTCGCGGAAGTGAAAAGCAAGGGCTATCCGATACCGTTCCTGGAACAGGGTGTTAGTCCCGGCATCGACATGAATGCTATTCAGCGCATGATCGATAGTAAGATGCAGCCGTTGACCGAACAACGTGAACAGGCACGTGCGCAACAAGAGGCGCAACAACGCGCACAGGTCGATCTCGATACTTTCCTCGGTGAGAATGATGAGGCACATCAGAACCTTGACGTTCTGTCCGAAATGCTTCAGGCTCAGCCTGGATTGTCCCTCTCCAGTGCCTATACCAAGATGATTAGGTGGGCACACGAGAACCAACTCGATTGGACACAACCGTTGAAGCAGCAAATAGCTGCACAACGGCAGCAGCCTACACCTCAGCAGACGCAGCAACCGGCACCAACACGTCCACTACCAGGTGGTCGTAGTGTGCAACAACCAACCGCACCCGTAGGTAACGGCGCGGTTACGCAGCATAACGAGAATGCATCCTGGTCTGATATTATCAGGCAGTCGATGCAAGAACATGGTGTCAACTTAAACTGATGAGGTAGGCTATGCCTGTTGGAACGATTATCCCCGCTGTAGCAGATGTTCTGCACAGCACACTAACGAAGTCACGACGCAAGTTGGTAATGGCTTCGATCAAGTCGAATGCGTTGATGGCATGGGTGTTTGCTAACGACCGTGTGGAGTATGAGGATGGTGGTTATAACATTACCAATCCACTCACGGTTGGACGCAACCCGAACATTACCAGCTACAGCTACTATTCTCCACTTCCCGTTAATCAGACCGACGAGTTCGATACCGTTGAATACGGGTATAGTCGTGTGGCAGGAACCGTTATCATCTCTGATCAGGAACAGGATGAAAACAACGGAGCTGCAGCCATCTTCAAGCTGATGAAAGAGAAGATGAATGTCCTTGAAGAGTCCATCAAGGATAAGTTTAGTCAATACCTGTATGCAGTTGGTGGTGGAACTGATCCACTTGGTTTGGGATCGCTTATCCCGACTAATCCATTGGTTGGCACGCTTGGCGGTATCAATCGTGCTACTCAGCCTCAGTGGCGCACTTCTGCTTACAACTTTGGCGGTGGAATGGATAGCACGAACATCGAAGAAGTGTTCGATGATATTCTTATGGACCTCACCCTCAAAGGTGATCGGCCTAGCGTTATTCTGTGCGGCCGTAATATCTATCGCATGTATCGTCAGGCAGTGCGTGATAAGATGACCATTCCGCTTAGCGAAGGCAAAGCTGGTAAGCGCATGTTCGACCTTGGCTTCGAAGGTTGTATGCACAATGGCATCCCCATGATGTATGATGAGGATTGCCCAGTCAACTATGCATACTTCATCAATGACACCTACTTGCGGCTTCACATGCTGCGCGGTGTGAACATGAAAGTGAAGGAGTTGGTTGCGCCGTGGAATGTTGACGCGGTAGGCAGTCGTGTCCTGTGGCAAGGACAGTGGTGCCTATGGCGTGCATTCCGCACACATGCCGTTCTCACAAACTAGGAGCAAATCATGTCTGAAACGAGTCCTGAGTTTAAGAACGTAGGCGATACGCCAACTGCACCCGGTCAAACCGAAGTGATTGCTGGTAGCGTTGAACATCAGCAGGTGTTGAAGGCTTATCCAAATGCTACATCGTATAGCAGCGATGTGAATGTGGTAGTGCCTGTAGAGGAACCACCACCACCGCCAGAAGGTGGTGCAACACGTGTACCTGAGAAGTTGCCTGAGTCAACACCGAAGCTGGGTGAAGCACGTGAGAAACCAACTGATAGCAAGTTGGATGATAAGAAGGATAAGCGGTAATGCCATCGGCTGATTACAAGCCTGCATTCCAGGCTGAGAAGCTGGTTGGTAAACACTGGCGCATGGTCATGCACATTGAGGAAGATGTGCGTAAGGTTGGACCTTTGCAAAATAAGGAAGTGATCACACGCAAACTGGTTCCTAAGAAGGAAGAGTTTGAGGATGGTTACATGATCTATTTTCCACAAGGTCATAGCCTGTTCGTAGCTGCTGACGATGAAGAGCAACTGCGTAGGATTGGTGTGCTTGAGCAACCACGTCTCGTGGATATGAACTCAGGTGAGGAAGTGCCTAGTGATATGGCACTTACTCCCAAGGAGATCGTTGAACGTAAGCAGTTCAATCGACCACGTGCAGCTAGCACAGGTGGATTATCTGCATTGCTAGAAGGAGGAATTGAGTAATGCCCAACTTGATGGCTAATGCGACTAACTTCCCACGTCGCATCAACAACTATGTGCCTGCGATGGCATATAGTGCGGATGTGAACTACAATGGTGAGACACGTGTGAACTTCGGTGCACCTGCTGCTGCATCTACCACAGCTATTCTCAATGCTGGTAGCATGACTGGTGTAACGAGTATCGACTTGAGCAGTGCATCCATTGCAGATGCGTATGGCCGATGCATTCAGGTAGCTGCGAGTGGTGCGAATGCTACTGTTGTTACCATCAATGGCTGGGATTACCTTGGTCAGCCACTTGCTGAGTCACTTACACTGAATGGTGCAACGCCTGTAGTTGGAAACAAAGCGTTCAAGTCGTTTAGCAACGTGACGATTACTGCTGCTGCTACTACAATCAGCATCGGCACTGGTGTCAAACTGGGATTGCCATACAAGGCTATCCGCGTCGTATACGAAATTGGTAATGGTGCACTTGCTGCGGCTGGTTCATTGCAAGCACCGAGCGTGGTTGATCCTGCTACTGCTACCACGACTGATCCACGCGGATTGTATACGACCACAACCACGATGAATGGTGCGAATATCATTAGTGCTGCGTTCAACATGCTGAATGATGTGAACACTGCGAACAATGGTGGTTTGCACGGTATTCGGCAGGCTGCGGCGTAGCATTACTACGCCAACTAGCTTGTTGGATCGGAGACGGCACACGGGTCGCCCCAACCGCCAGTGTGCCGTCTTCGTATAGGAGTATACCATGCCGACACTAGTTAGTAACATTGTAAATGCAGTTATCAATGAGTTGTCACAGGTTCCTGGTATAGCCACGCAGATTTATAGTGCAGGCAGAATACAGCAGCATGTGCAAGATGCATTGCTGCTTGAGTTGGAAGAGATGTGGTGGCCCGATTACATGACGTATATCGGCCCGATAGCGTTGGATGGAACAACTGGTAGCTTGACGCAGGACCTAGTAGGACCGCTCGCTACCATCACGGAATATCGCGATATAGCAGCGGTATATCCTGAGAACAGTAACCGCAAGCTGCGTGAGTTGTCACAGAGCACTAATCCAACCACACTGCGTAGTGGTTTAGGATCATGGTATATCGCACCTGACTACACGACACCTGCACGTCCATTCAAGGTGTATCCACCTGATAGTAGTATCGGTGTCGTAGCATGGTGTAGGCAACGACCGAAGTTGCCGCTTAGCATAGATGATCGTGTATACATTGATCAACTGCTGTTGCAGTATGATGCATGTTGGATGTATTGTGTTGATGATGGCACAATACCTGCACAGGTCAATAAGTTCCAAGTTCTTGCTCAGAACCGTAGACGGATGGTGAAGGCTGGATATGCACAGCATCCGATTGAACTCGATCCACGTTATCCGATGGAGAATGAGGGTTGGTTTGTGGATATGAACTCATAGGAGTGCATTATGGCTGTCACACCATTCCTCAAGTTACAGAAGCCACCATTCAATGACATACCATGGGACGAAGCTATCAATGGTAACATGGATACCATTGATGCATTCATTGCTAACTTCATGGCTATGCCAAACTATACAGGCCAGTGGCTGAATAGTAATACGTATCTAGCTGGTCAGACTACACTCGATATTAGCAACGGCACAATCTATCAATGCCGTATAACGCATACGAGTTCACCATCACCGACTACGTTTGCACAGGATCGTATCACGTTCCCAGGCAACTGGCTTGCTACATCGCAGATTGCAAGCAGTGCCATAACCATAACGGTTAGCGACACTGCACCTGCTACAAGCAAGATCGGTGATATGTGGTTCGATAGTGTAGGCACGCAGCTATACATTCGGTATAGTGATGGTAATTCCATCCAGTGGGTCGTTGCAAATAATATAGGACAACTTACAACGCCTGTACCATTGTCGTTGCTTCCTACATCTGTGCAGCAGGTACCATTGGCATTCGTGTTTAGTGGTAAGCCAGCAACGGGAGCAATTATTAATCTACCAATATCATCAGGATTGGTTATTCCATCAGGTCTTGTTGGGACAACGGTGTACGATAGTACGAAGGCAACTGCTAATACTGCGTTTACGTTCAATCGTATTACGGGTGGATCGGTAATCACTCCGATTGGAACTGTAACGGCTACTAGTGCAACGAATGTCAGTGCGACATTATCAGGCACGGGCGCGACGATGGTCGTGGGTGACGTGTTGCAGTGTGTGGCACCGACGCAGGACGCCACGTTGTCTGACATCGGCATCACCCTGCTAGCGGCGCGCGTCTGATGACGACGCTCAATCCCTCCGACAAGTCAGCCAACATCACGCTAACCAACGGTAACCTTACCGCGACCTGGAACGGTTCCGCCGGAAGCGTGCGGTCCACACTCTCAAAGTCCAGTGGCAAGGTCTATTTCGAGGCGACCCATAACGTGCCGCCTGGGGTCGTGTCAGGCGTGGGACTGGTTAATGCCGCCTATGCGATTACGGGTTTCACAAATACCGCGAACACGATTTACAGCCGCCTGGATGGAACTCAGATTCAGGGGAACGTCGCCACGCTGGGTGCCACTACTAATTTTCTGGGCTCTGGACAGACAGGGAGCTTTGCTGTCGATCTGACCGACTTGTTGTATTGGGGGCGCAGTATCGGCG